GCCATCCTTTTTGGGAAGAAGTGTTACGGTAGCACAGAGGTCTCCAAATCCTCGGGCGTGGGTTCGACTCCCTCCTTCCCAGCCATCACCAGCCCGCACGGCAACCCCGTGGCGGGCTTTTGGCGTTACGCACGACCCAAGACAGCACCCAAGGCTAAAAAGGCTTCTACGGGCGATTGACAAGGCGACCAAATGTGAACAAAAACTCCCGAAACCACACACGACAATGCCTACCGAAGAAGGAGATAAACGCACAGGCAGGTCAGCCAGCGAGGTCATCTCGGAAGCCAACCGCATCGAGGAATACAAAGAAATCAAAAACAAGTTTGGGAAAGACCACAACGAGATGTTGAAGGAGATGGAAAGGGTAAAGAAGGCTTACGAGAATGACCCTACCAAGACAACTGACGAGGAGTTGAAAGACCCAGAAGCCCTCAATCGCCGTGGTCTGGAAAGCACATTCGACTACGAACGCAGACGGCAAATGGGCTTGCCACCCAAGAACGAGAAGGACGACCCGAACTCTCGACACAGTTTGAAGGCTATCGAGGAGACCCTGTTGCTCGATAATGCGAATAATGGCGTGGAGTTCTCCGCCGTTTACGACAAAGACGGGGAATTGATTTCAATTTACAAGGGCGAGAAGGGCGTTGTCGCCACATACATACCTCTGTTTTCTGATGATGGTGCTACAATGACCCACACCCATCCTACCGATGGAACAGACCGACTTCTTGGTCATACTTTTTCGGACGGCGACATCAAGGTATTCGGGCGAGGGCTGGCGGAGATAAGAGCAGTAGCCCGTGAAGGCACTTACTCGCTCAAAGGAACGCCACGCATCCCAGCAGACCTTCTTGAAAAACTCAAAGTATCGCCAAACGACAAGACCCGAGAACTGGCTAACAAATACGAAAAAGCATATCGGTGGGAACAGCACGACATAGCCTGTGCAGTCCTACGCAATGAGGTTGAGTCGATGTGGTCGCATTGCCAACAGTATGGCGACCGTGCCACAAACTTCAAGGGACAGGGTGCTTTCTTCAACAGCCCAAAGTTCGGTGCGTTAGCCGCCGCTACACAGGCAAGAATGTATGAGCGTTATGGACTTAAATACGAGTTCAAAGCAAACGCTGGTTTCGAGGATATGGAGAAAGCCATCAAGGCTTCTGCGGGAGTAAACCAAACTGGATTTTACAGGGAACAGCCCAGTTCTCGTAGGGCTAATGAACTCATAGCGGTCGCCAATACAATGAAGGGATTTGACATCAAAGATGATGTCACCCAGCCGATGGCAAAGCCATCAACGAGCGTTCCCCGTGCTTACACGAGAGATGGCGACCACATCCCAGCCAAGCAATCCAAACCCGCACCTGCCATCGCTACGGTTGGTGGCTCACCCGCAGTCGCAACGGGCGGTGACGGGAAGCGTAAGCGTGTCGCAAAGCCAAAGGAAGCCCCTACCCCTCCCAAGACTCCCAAGACAACGACTGACATCAAGCCAAGCAAACCTCCACGAGTCACAATCAAGCAGAAGCCGACAGTCACACTTGTAGGTGGTAAGCCCACCGTAATCCCAGTCACCGAAAGTAGCGGAGGCTACTCGGTTAATTCTGGTTTCACATCTGGCGGAGGCTCGTTCCTCACAGGCGGTGGCTTCAACTTCACCAAATAAATACTTGACTTTGCAACCGCTTCACTACTCTAAAACCAAATGAAAAAAGAAGAACCCAAAAGACCACAAACAGACTTCAATCGCTTTATCGAAATTGATGATGCTTCCACTTGGGAGCGTATGAAGAAAATCGAACAACAGCGTGTCAAGGAGCGTGGAGGCGTGAAGCCGAAATACGGCACACCCCCCAAGAAAACCAAGTAAGCCACCGCTATGCCCACGGAAGAAGGAGATAAGCGTAACGGTAAGACCGCTCGGGCATCGGAGGTGCTGTCCCAAGACGAGGCTATTCGTGACTTGGGGGCTGAAAAGAAAGCGAGAGGTCTTGATTACCAATATCAAATTGACCAGTTCGTTAAGGAGGAGCGAGCCAAGCATATTACGGATATGGAGGAGCAGAAGGACTTGGATACCGCCAACCGAAGGGGTCTTGAAGGCGGGTTCGATTATCTGGCTCGCCGTGAGGCTGGTATGCCACCCAAGAACGAATACGAAAGCAAGGACTCTCGATACAGCCGTTCTACCATTGAGGAAGGACTCCTAATTCGTGAGACTTATAATGGGCGTGAATATAGCGTTATGTGGGACAAAGACGGAGAACTGATTAGCATCCAGAAGGGCGACAAGGGGACGGTTATGTCTTTTGCACCGCTTGACAAAGATGGTGTCATTACGAGCCGAGGTGGGATTATGACCCACACCCACCCGTCAGAATATAAAGATAGAAACGGAAAAGCAATTAGTAGGGGTGAGGAAACTGCCAAGTATGACGACAGGCTTACACGCCTTCACGGTATGGGCTTCTCTGCCGCCGATGTGAAGAACCACGGCTTCCGTGAGACGCTTGAAACCCGTGCTGTTGCCCGTGAGGGCACTTATGTCCTGCGTGGCACGGAGGCTAAACTGACGGAAGGACAAATTAGAAATCTTCCACAGGCAATTCAATACGAATATAAGAACGGCGACAGTTGGACGAGAAACCGAGTTACTATGGCTATCGCCTCCGCCGAGATTAAAGAAGCAAACACCCAAGTTATGAACTATGGCAGGGCTACGCTTGGGGCTGACTACACGAGTAGCCAAGACAGATTTTTCAACAGCCAACACTCCCTTGCGATGATGGGTGCTGTCCAGAAAACCATCCTCGCAAAATACGGCATCGAGTTTGAGTTCAAGGCGAACAAGGGCTACGAGGCTGTGGGTAGGGCTATCAAATCTGGCACAATTGAGGCGGTTCGTGCGGAAGCCAAGGCGGGCAACTTCAAGACTGGCTCACAGATTGTGCGTGACATTGCACACCCAGCATCTAACGGAAGAACGCCAATCAATGAAAAAGGAGATACAATCCCAGCAGGTAGGACTGCCAAGGGCATTGCCGCAGTCTCAACTGGTGGCGATGGAAAGCCAAAGCGTGTCTCCAATCCAAAGACTCCAAAGATTTCAGACCCTGCCCCCGCCAAGACCCCAAAGGTAAAGGCTGTGGCAAAACCACCAAAATCGGTCGTTGTCGATACAGGTTCAAATACATACTCCATTCCTACCAGCGGTGGGTTATTCGGAGGTAAAGGACTCGGAGGATTTGGCGGTGGCTCGGTATCTGGCGGTAGCGGAGGTTTCGTTTCTGGGGGAACTTTCACTTTCGGAAGATAATGCTTGCATTATCAACCGCTTCCGTTCCAATACAATTTCAACTTAAATGAGCAAAAACGAAAAAAAGCCGTCAAAGATTTCGCCGAGCGATGCTCTGCGTCTTAAACAGCAATACACCACCTCTGATGACGGAGATGAGTGGAAGCGTATGTCCGACCTTTCTGACCGAGCGGACAAAAAGCAGAAGGTTACGCCGAAATACGGCAATCCCACCAAGAAGAAGTAAGCGTTGGCTCACCGTTGACAGCCAACAATCCGTATGCCAGCAGACGGATTTCTTGTCGGATTGCCGCACCAGACCCTTATCGACATCCGAGATAAGGCTCTTTCTTATTTCTTGGAGGGTAAGACCATTATGTCGTGGAGCGATGGTTCTACGAATGTGTCCAAGCAGTTTGCCTACCCTCCCGACAAAATGTTAGAGGAAGCACAATACGCCTTGCAACGAGAAGCAGGGCGAGTGAGAACGCTCTACACCAATTACAACAGAACCGTTGACCGATGAGCGAAATCCAGAAGATGTCCTTTGTCGGTCGGCTACGCCAGTCTATCGGCAAAGCCTTCTCGAAACTTGCTTACCAAGGCTCTTTTGAGTCCGCTCGCCAGAGCGTAACCAGAACCCGAGTTGATGCTCCTCCTGCGGATGACTTCCGTAGGGAGATGACCGAAAGCACCCGCAAGGAACTGGTGCGTCTGTCAAGATACCTCGAAAAGAATAACGGTCTCTACCGCCAAATGTTCAAGGACACGGCGATTTACGCCGTTGGTGACGGCATCACCCCACAAGCCCTCGGCGGAGATTTTGAATGGCAGAATATCGTTGAGGCTGAATGGGAACAGGAGTGCGAAAGCCCCGAGGTGTCTGGTAGGTTCTCGATGGTCGAGTGCCAGCACATCGTCTGTGAAGCCCTTGACCGAGACGGCGAAATCTTTGCCATCAAATGCAAGCGTGGTGGCATCCCCAAGTTCCAACTCATCGAATGTCATCGTGTGGATACACCCCCTGCCCTTATGGGCAAGGAGGGCATCTATGACGGCATCCGCTACAACCGCTATGGTTCGCCGACCCAGTATTTCGTGAAGCAATCGGACGGCAACTTCACCGCTGTCCCCGCATCCTCGATGATGCACATCTACGAGCCGTCTTACGCCTCGCAGTCCCGTGCGTATCCCCCGCACCAACACGCCATCAACAACCTACGAGACGAGATGGACTTGCTCTCGATGGAGAAGGTCGCCGCAAAGGACAACGCCCGCACTTCTCGTATTCTGAAAACGAACGACACTACGCCCGACTTGGGTGATGTCGGTCTTGGTCAGCCAAATGTCCCGAACCAACTGAATACGGCAGAGTCCGTGAACCGTGTTCTGGGTGGCGTTACCGCCGTCCTGCAAACCAATGAAGATTTGACCCCTTACCAGTCGGCTCGTCCGACCTCGGCGTTTACGGGCTTTATCGAACACCTCCGCAGAGACTCTACTATGGGTTCTGTGCCCTACGAGTTCACGGCTGACCCGACAAAGGCTGGGGGAGCGTCAGTAAGACTGGTCACAGCGAAGGCTTCACGATATTTCTCGCAGAGACAGAACATCATTATCGGTCGTTTCTTGAAGCCATACTACCAGTTCTGGCTCGGAACGAAGATTAACAAGGGCGACCTACCGTCTGCCCGCAACTGGTGGAAGTGCGAGTGGGTCTGCCCCAAGAGCGTCTCCGTTGATGCTGGTCGTGACTCCGCTAATGAGCGAGCCGACCTTACGATGGGTCGCACCCTCCCCTCGGACGACTTCCAGTCCCGTGGTATGGGTTTCGAGAAGTCCATCCGCAAGAAGGCACGAGACTTGGCTTACATTGAGCAGACCGCCAAGGAGTTTGGCATCGACCCGTCTCGCTTGTGGAGTCAGTTCCCGAATATGCCACCCCAGCAACAGCAGGGTGGTCAACCGCAAGCAGGTGCAGAGGGTGAACCTACGCCTCCTGCTGGTGTCGCTACGACATCCAACCCGCTCACAAACACAGACCCAGAACTCACACCTCCCGATGTGTCGGGAGAGGGCGTTGATAACCCCGCAGTTGAGACAAATCTCGCCGTTGACAGCATCCCAAAGCAAAATCAAGGGCTGTCTCGCCGTGATGTCCCCCTCTAAAAATGAGCATCCTGCTTACCCTACAATCTTCTCGCCCAAAAGCGATTGACCCTCTGCGTGTTGAAGCGTTCCTCTGGAACGCCCAGCAAGTCCTCAATCAGCCAGAACTCGCCCACCTCCTGTCCAAGTATGCCGACAGCAACGAGGCAGTCAAGAGAGCGGTTAAGCCCCTCGTCAAGAAGCGTAAGAAAGCCATCTACGCTGACGATGAAGGCGATGAGGATGAAATGGACAAGTTGAAGGCTTTTAAGCCCTGCTGTGTTCCGTATGTCTCTGATGGCGTAGGAGTCTTTACCGTTGATGGTGTCATCGGTAAGGGTATGTCCCCCCTTGAACGGATGCTCGGTTGCGTGGATATTGACGAAATCACCCAAACCCTCGACCTCTGGGCTGAACGCCCCGATGTCAATGAAATCGTGTTTAAGTTCGACTCTGGCGGTGGCACAACCACGGGCTTGCAGGAACTTGCCAAGAAAATCCGTAACTACAATAAGCCAACTATCGCTTGGTGCGAGACCCAATGCAACTCGGCGGCTTACTGGCTCGCCTCACAATGCACCCGTCTCGTGGTTACCCCTTCTGCCGAAATCGGTGCAGTAGGCATCTACCTCACCATCTGCGATGAGTCCCAGAAGTTTGCCGATGAAGGCAAGCAAGTCGTGGTCATCAAGAGTGGCGAGTATAAGGCGGCTGGTGTGAGCGGGACGACCCTCTCCGAAAACCAGAAAGCCAATCTTCAAGAGGAGTGCGTGGAACTGCACCGCCGTTTCATCGCCGACATCAAGGCTGTCCGCCTCTTTGCCAACGAGTCCGACCTCCAAGGTCAGACCTTCTACGGCGACATCGCTGTCCAGAAGGGGCTTGCCACAGCCAATAAGGACTCCTTTAAGGAACTTATGGATGAGATTAAAGCCTTTCGCAACTCGGTAGCCACTACCGTTATGAACTCGGCTTACGCCGTAAGCCGTTGATAGACGGTTGACATTCTCTCAAAACCAATAAAACCATACCCTCACACTATGAGCAAGCCCGTTGAACTCCGTCTCCAAGAAGCAGAACTCGCCAAGGTCGCCCTTGAAGCCAATGTCGCCAAACTCGCTACCGAGAACGACACCTATACCAAGCGTATGAAGGATATGGAAGATGCCATCGCCTCCGCTATGGAGAAGATGAAGGCTATGGACGAGAAGATGGAAAACTTCACCAAGATGAAGGAAGAACTTGATGGCAAGATGGAAACCGCCGCCAAGTCCCTCGCCGACATCAACATCGTTGAAAAGGAAGATGGAGAAGAAGAAGGCGAAGAAGAAGGCGAAATGGAAGCCGAGCCTACTGCTGAAAACTCCATTGAAGGCGTGAACGAAAAGGTCATCGCTGGTGCGAAGAAGAAGGGCAAGAAAGCCAAGACCAAGGCTACTTCCACTTCCGAGGACGAGTCCATCGGCAAGCCTGTCAACGAAAAGTTTGAAAAGGAAGTCGAGATGAAGGGCAAGACCAAGGCGGAAGAACTCCCTGCTACCGAGAAGGTCGCCGAGGAAGTCGCCCTTGCTCCTGTTGCTGAACAAGCCCCTGTTGTCGAAAAGGTTGCCGAAGAAGTCGCACCTACCCCTGTCGCTGAAACTGTCGTCACCGCTCCTGTTGCCGAAGAAGTCGCTCCGTCCATTGACATCAACGCCCTCGTTGAAGCCAAGGTCGCCGAAGTCGCCCAGAAGTTTGCCTCTACCCTCTCCAAGTTCTCCGAGATGGACTCTGAACTCATCAAGAGCAAGGAAGCCAAGCAGGTCGCTCTCGCTTCCGTGGCTGACCTCCAATCCAAGTATGAAGCCCTGCTCTCCAAGGTCTCTGGCATCCAGTCGGAAGCCAAGACTGTCGAGGAGAAGGTCGCCAAGACCGTTGCTTCCCTCGGTGTCGAGCCTGTCACCAACTCTCCTTCTGAACTCTCGGGTGAAGCCACTCAAAAGACCGCCGAGGAAGTCCTCCAAGAATGGTCTGCAATGACGGATGCCAAGCAAAAGCGAGCCTTCTACTTGAAGCACCAGCCGTTGCTGATGGAGGCTACCTTCCCGTCCAAGAAGAAGTAATTTTCTCTCAACCCAACATACCAAAAATAAAACTATGCAAAAGCAAGCAGATACAAATGTCTCCTTCAAGCAGGGCTGGGGCAAGGCTGACTTCTATGTCGCTGGCGACCCCAATGCTGGCGGTGGCAAGGGCATCCGAACCATCGTCACAGCCGCTGACGGCACAAAGATGAAGCGACAGGTCGGTGGTCGTATTCCTCGTGCTGTTGGTTCGACACTCGTGCGTGGTAATTCGCCCCTACCGGGTGGGAATATCATCCCGTAAGTTGACACTATCCAATCTCTGAAATCTAATTTCACTTAACCCCCAATCATAAAATACTACTATGTCTAATACCCTCAACGGTATCAATCTGCAAGTGGTCGCACAGGACTCCCTTACGACCCTTCTTGCCGAGTTCCCGCTCATCCAGAAGTTCACTACGAACTTCTCTGGTGACATCGCCCAGCGTGGTGAGTCCGTCACAACTCGTATCGCTCGTGCGGTGCAAGCGGCTGATGTCGGCTCTGCTGGTTACACTACCACCAATGTCCTCTCGGATGCCAAGCCTATCCTTCTGGATAAGCACAAGGCGTTCGTGATGGGCTTCACCGATGGTGAAGTCTCCAAGGGTGGCTACGATGTCCTCCGCCGCACCTTTATGCGTCCTGCGGCTCACTCTGTTGCCAAGGCTGTCCTCGCTGACATCTTTGCTCTTTGCGATGCCACAAACTTCGACCAAGTTGGTAACGCTGGTGTCGGTTACACAGGCACAGCCGCCGCTTTCGATGCGGATGCTGTCGCTGACCTCTCCCAGCAACTGACCGACAAGGATAACCCGCAAGACGGTCGTATCCTCATCGTCAAGCCCTCGCTGTTCACCGCTCTGTCCAAGGATGTGGACATCAAGGCTCAATACGCTTCTGGCACAAACGCTCCCATCACGGAGAACCTCCTGCCTCGTATCCACGGCTTTGAAATCAACCAGTATTCTGCCTTCCCAGACGCTGGCGTGACCAACCAAAAGGGTATTTTCTGCACCCCAGAGGCTCTCCTCATCGCCTCCCGTCTCCCTGCTACTCCGACCAACTGGTATGGTAATGTCGCCACAGCGACTGACGAGGCTTCTGGTCTCTCCATCCAAATCCGTGAGTGGTATGACGGCGATGCTGGTCAGCAGAAGATTGCGATGACCGTTCTCTACGGTGTTGCTATCGGTAACCCGCTCGCTCTCGGTCGTATCATCGCCTCGTAATCGAGACGGTAAACGCTCAAAACGAGACCCCCAGAAATGGGGGTCTTTTGTTTGATGAACTTGAACATCAATGAGAGGTTAATGGCGATAAGTGAGCCACGCCCCGCTGGGGTTGGGCAGTCGCTCCAAAGATTGTTCGTTAAGGATGGCGTTCGTGGGGTATGTAGGGCAGAGGCTACCACGCACTACGGCAAGGCGGTCATCCACATTCACTCGCTCCAAAGCATCGACTATGGGGGTGGTCGGGCGACCCTTTCTGCCATCATTCAGTTGGCGGATGAACTGGCTGTCCCCATACGCTTGCAAGCCAGACCTTACGCCACGGTGCTACACAGGATGCCCAAGACCAAGGACTCGCTTGTGGCTTACTATGAGTCGTTCGGCTTTCAGCCGAGCGGAGACTATCTCATTCGCCAGCCGTTGACACGAGACAACTACTGAAATCTTACTACTATGAACGCCCCCAAACTCTGGCTCGTCCAATGGACAGACACCAAGGAAAACCCGCAAGTCGCCGTCTTTGCTACGAAGGCTCTCGCCCTCGCTTACATCACGGATGAAAACCTCCGAGCCGCTACCCCAGAGTGGCAAGGCATCTATGTCTATCGCCTCGGCACAACTGCCGCCGTTAAAGAGTTCGTTGGAACTTGGGACTAATTTAACGCTTGCGTTGTAACGACACACGACAGACGATACCTACCTTATGGCAATCAAGTTCACCATCGCAGTCAAAGTTCAAGACGGTCAAATCATCGAGACGCTCACCAAGCCACGCACAGACGCACAGACCGTCATCACCGCCTTCAAGAAGTGGCGTGATGAAGGTTTTGAGGCTCACCTGTTCTCCGCTCCCGAGGCGGATAAGCGTTGCAAGCAGGGTGATGTCCCGCAGGTTGAGA